GGCAGATATGAGGGTGATAAATTAGCAAGAAGAAAACTTGGTGCACCAGGATCAATTCCACCTAAAGTAATGGCTAAATAAAATAATACATGAAATCGTTACTAGACTTTAAAACCATTCTAATGGAAGAAGAGAAATCAGACTACACAAAGTTTGATGCTCTTGTCCGTGCTGGTCTTGCCAATAAGGCACAGATTCAGCGTATGCACAGTATATTGGATAAGATGGGTGAAGAACGTCCACAATTCACTAATGCCGATAGGATGATTATTCAGAATTTGTTTACTAAGATGGTAGATTTGATTACCAATAATAAACAAATTTATACTCAAACTCGCCGTGCAGTAAGAGAAGAATTAGAAGAAGGTATTGTCGCCACTTCAGATTACAAACTTGGTGTAAACGGACAAAAAGTTAGGTCACATAGAGTTAAAGTTGGAGATACTGCACCAGAGGTTGGTGACGATCCAGAAGCTGATGAAGATTCTACCAAATTGAAAAAAGAAGAAGTTTCTTATTTGGAAGAAGGCATTAACCCACCTTTTGTTTTGGTACTAAAGCGTAAAGCCATTCGTTATTATCCAGAGGGTATTACAAATGTTATGTACTATAGCGATAGGTTGAATCGTTACTTTTCTGTTCCATATTCAGCAGGTACACCAATGGATAATCCTGTCCAGGCAGAAGAAGTTGTGCAAGAAGGCATTGAAGATGAACCACATGAAATTGTCCACAAAGAAACTGGTAGAACAATAAGCACTCATAAAAATTATAAAGATGCTTACTCTGCATATCAAGATTTGAGTAAGGCATCGGATCATGCAATTGGCCATATTCCTAAAAAAACTAATGAAGAAGTGGTAATTAACCACAATGATGGTACAGTTAGCACAATTGATGAACAAACGGCTGATGCTATTGATACCGTTTTTGAACAATTGAGTGAAGATAATCAAGTTAAATTTTCAAGTCTTTTAAAAGAATCACAAGAAGGTTTGAATAAAGTTTTAGATTTTGTTTCTAAACAAACGACATGACCTTAATAGATTTAATTGCACAGAATAGATTGTCCGAGGCTAAAGAAATTATTTTCAATCGCCTTGATGAAATTTCAGCTGAGCATTTGGAAGAAGAAAAGATATATGTGGCATTGAACACATATACAGAAGTGATAGTAGATGAACAAATAGATGAAGCAAACGTAGTGCGAGTCGGTAGAATTAAAAAGATACGCCGCCGCATTCGTAGAAATAAAAATAATCAAATTGTTGTTCAAAGAAATAAAAGAAGATCAACAGTAAAAGGATTTAGAATTTCTGGTAATAGTGTGATTCGAATACCAGCAATTCAAAGAATACAAAAGTCCAGAAAATTAAAAAGATACTGGAAGACAAAGGGTAAATCCAAATTGCGTAGAACATTACTCAAAAGAAAAATGTCTTTAAGACGCCGCACTTCCATGGGAATAAAATAAAATGCCAATAGAAATTACAAATTCATTAAGAAGTTCATCACTCATTCGTGTTGAGGGTGCTGGTACATATTATGCTAACCTTATTTCTTTAGCTGTTGACAGTAATGAAGTCATTAGTTCTGCAAACATTAGAAGAATTAATTGGTCAACAAACGGTAATATCCAAGTTGTTCGTAATGGTAATAATATTGTTACCTTACATAATACTGGTGAAGTTAGATTAGATGAATGGGGACATACCATTGCAAACAATAATACTTCCAATGTGGTCATTACAGTTGTAACTGGCGGAACATTACTCTTAGAAGTAACTAAGTCTGCTACTTACACAACACCATTAACGGGAATGTAATATGAAACTAATCAGAGAAAATATCGAAGAGGTGGAGTACATTACTGAAGCCTCTGAAAATGGCAAGAAGAACCTATACATTACAGGTCCTTTTCTTGTCTATGATAAACCAAATAAAAATAACCGTATGTACGCCAAAAATACCTTATCAAAGGAGGTTGGTCGTTACAACGAATCATTTATTAAAACTAATCGTGCTTTAGGTGAATTGGGTCATCCAGATACACCATCATTAAATTTAGAAAGAGTATCTCACAAGATTATTTTTTTAGAAGATAATGGAGAATGCTTTATTGGTAAAGCATTGATACTTGAAACACCGTATGGTCAGATCGTTAAAAGTTTTATCGAGTCAGGTGTAAACCTTGGAGTATCTTCTCGTGGCATGGGATCTCTTGTGCAAACTAAAGAAGGTTACAGCATGGTACAAGATGATTTTCGATTAGCAACAGCAGCTGATATTGTGGCAGATCCTTCTGCTCCAGGTGCTTTTGTTAATGGTATCATGGAGAATAGAGAATGGTTATTTGTTGAAGGTCGATTCGTAGAGATGGACATTGATTCAGCAAAAAAACAAATTAGAAAGGCTTCACGCAAAGACATTGAACAAGTTGCTATTAATTTGTTCGAAAATTTCATCCGAAAACTTTAATTTTATAAATAGAAAATACTAAGGAGATTCCTAATGGCATCAAACAAACTTTTCGAGGCAGCAGCAGAAATTCTTGCAGGAAGCAAGAGTTCAGCAAAAGCTATGCCGGGAGAAAAACTAGCAGGTGAAGTTGTAGAATTAGGTGGACCAACACCTCAGAATTACAAATCAGATGATGACTCAGCTAAAATTGATACAACAAAAGCTGCAAGATCAGCCACAGCACCAACAACAAAGCCATCAGATGCTTCACCTGATACCCAAGAAATGCTTGGCGGTGGCCAAAAAACAATGAAAGAAGATATTGCAGATTTGTTCGCAGATGATGATACAATCTCTGAAGAATTTAAAGATAAAGTTTCTACAATTTTTGAAGCTCGTATTCATGATCGTGTTTCTCAAATTGAAGAAGAAGTAGAATCGTATTATGCTGGTATGCTAGAAGAAGCTGTTGAATCAATCAAGCAAGACCTAACAGAAAAAATTGACGATTACCTATCATACATTGTTGACCAATGGATGGAAGAAAATCAAATCGCTATTGAATCCGGTCTACGCTCAGAAATGACAGAAGATTTTATTGCCGGTTTACGCAACCTATTCGTAGAGAACTATATTGATGTTCCTGCCGAAAAAGTTGACCTCGTTGAAGAACTTGCCTCTAAAGTTGAAGAACTTGAAAGCAAACTTGACGAAGAAATCGAACGTAATGTTGATTATGTGAAAGCATTAATTGAATCACGCAAGTCAGAAGTAACTCGTGAAGTTTGTGAAGGTCTTACAGCAACTCAAGTTGAAAAAATTAAATCACTCGCAGAGAGCGTACATTTTTCCACAGAGGAAGAATATGAAAATAAACTTGAAACAATTCGTGAGAACTACTTTCCATCTGGTGTGAAGAAAGCCAGAGAAAGCCATCTTCAAGAAGAAGTAACTGATGGTTCAGAGAAGAGGTTCGTTTCTAACGACCCATTCGTATCAGCAGTTGCAAACGCAATTTCCAAAACTAAAATATAATATCCAAGGAGATATATAAATGTATATGACAGAAGAACTACAAACAAAATGGGCTGCGGTATTAGACCATAAAGATATGCCGGCCATTAAAGACCCATATCGTAAAGCAGTTACAGCAGTTATTTTAGAAAATCAAGCTATTGAAATGGCTAAGTCATCAGGTATGTTGACAGAAGCTGGTTCACCAACAAACTTTGCTGGTACAGGTGGTTTTAGTGGTGGTGCAGCTGCAGCAGGTCCAGTTGCTGGTTTTGATCCAATCTTAATCAGTTTGGTTCGCCGTTCATTACCAAACCTAATTGCCTATGACATTTGCGGCGTTCAGCCAATGACAGGTCCAACAGGTTTGATTTTCGCAATGCGTACTAAGTATGCTGGTCAAGGCGGTACAGAAGCATTCTTTAACGAAGCTAACTCACAGTTCTCTGGCGCTAATACTGCACTTGCTGCAGCTATTACAAACCAATTAGCTGCATTGTCAGTTTCAGCTAACACAACAGAAACATTCACATCAAACGCTCAAGCCGGTCTTGCAATGACTACAGGTTCTGCTGAAGCTCTTGGTGACGGTGCTGCTGGTAACACATTCCAAGAAATGGCATTCTCAATTGAGAAAGTAACTGTTACTGCTCGTACTCGTGCTTTGAAGGCAGAATACTCACTTGAATTAGCTCAAGACTTGAAAGCAGTTCATGGTCTAGACGCAGAAACAGAATTGGCAAACATCTTGTCAACAGAAATTCTTGCTGAAATCAACCGTGAAGTTGTTCGTACAATTTACGGTACTGCAAAGTTAGGCGCACAAGTTGGTACAACAACTCGTGGTACTTTCGACTTAGACACCGATTCAAACGGTCGTTGGATGGTTGAGAAAATCAAAGGTTTGGCATTCCAATTAGAGCGTGAAGCTAACACCATTGCTAAAACAACTCGTCGTGGCAAAGGCAATATCGTTATCGTATCTTCAGATGTTGCATCTGCATTTGCGATGGCTGGCCTTCTAGACTATAACTCAGCATTGCAATCACAAGTTAGCTTAACAGTTGACGATACTGGTAATACATTTGCTGGTACAATGTTCGGTCGTATTAAAGTGTACATCGACCCATATGCACAAACATCTTCAACCAACGAATTTGCAGTTGTTGGTTTCAAAGGTTCAAATGCATTTGACGCTGGTCTTTTTTATTGCCCTTACGTTCCTCTCCAAATGGTTCGTGCCGTTGATACCGGTACATTCCAACCAAAGATTGGTTTCAAGACTCGTTATGGTCTAGTTGCTAATCCATTTGCAGAAGGAACAACACAAGGTCTAGGCGCTTTGACTGCTCAGTCAAACAACTACTACCGTGGTTTTGCAATTAAAAACATCATGTAAATAAAAACTCCGTAGAGAGTTCTTTAGAGAGGCACTTCGGTGCCTCTTTTTTTACATATAAATACCAGTATAACTAGTGAGACAATAATGAGTGCATTCACAAGAAATCCATCCAATCCAAATTACTTACACCCTAATAAGTTTCAGTTAAACTTTAGTCGTGTACCTAATCTGCAATATTTTTGCCAGTCTATAACTATTCCTGGCATTTCATTAAATGAGATTGTTCGTAACAATCCATTTGTTGACATATATTCTCCAGGTGAAAAGGCTGTATATGATATTTTGAATGTTACTTTTTTAGTGGATGAAGAATTGAAATCATGGTTAGAGATTCATGATTGGATTCGTGCAATGACCAAGGTAACTAGCTTTGAAGATTACAAAAGGTTGAGTACTTTAAATCCAAATGCAAATGCTCGTGGTGATTTAATGCCACAATTTTCTGATGCTAAGATTACCCTTTTATCATCGGCAAATAATCCATTACATACATTCACGTTCTACGATATGTTTCCAACATCGGTATCTACATTTGTGGTTTCGGCATCCGACACACCAGATTCCATCATTACTGCCGATGCCACATTCAGATATTCCTATTTTGATGTTGACAGAGCTACATAATTAGTGTATACTCCTAACAGGAGGATTTATAATGAACAAACTTGATGAACTATTAGCTATGTGGGCAAAAGATTCTGTCATTGATAGAACTGAGCCAGGCAAAGAACTAACAAACATACCACAACTACACAGTAAGTATTTAAATATACTTTCTCGTCACCGACTATTGGTGAGAGAGTCTGAGTTTAAGTATAACAAAATGAAACGACTGAAGTGGGAATACTACACAGGTAAATTGGATAATGACCAACTCAAACAGTATGGTTGGGAACCATTTCCTTTTGTACTCAAATCCGAGATCACTACATACTTTGAGAGTGATGAAGATTTAAACAAGTACTTGGCTAACAAAATTTTACATGAAGAAATTGTTGATGTATGCCAGAGTATTCTTAAAGAGTTGCACTCAAGAACATTTCAATTGAAAGAATTTATAACATGGGAAAGGTTTATACAGGGTGTATGATTTAAGATTAGAAAAGGTCAACGAAGCCTTTATCAGAGTAGTGTCAGAAAGAAATGTAGCACAAGAACTTTCCGATTATTTTTGTTTCTATGTTCCCGGTTACCAATATACTCCTGCATTCAAGGCAAGATATTGGGATGGTAAGATAAGGTTGCTTGATTTAAGAACCATGGAAATATACCATGGCTTGGTACCTTATATTGAAAAGTTTTGTAAAGAAAGAGATTACAAAATTGACATTGACCCTGAGATAACGATCACAGACAGTTACTCTTTAAAAGAAGCTAACGATTTTATACAGACACTTGGTTTGCCATTTGAACCTCGTGACTATCAAGTTAACTCTTTTGTTCATGCAATCCGTAATAAAAGAATCTTACTTCTTTCACCTACTGCATCAGGTAAATCTTTAATCATTTATTTGATGTTGAGATATATTCAGCAAACACAAAGAAAAGGTTTATTAGTTGTACCAACAACTTCACTTGTTGAACAGATGTATACCGACTTTCAATCTTATGGATATAACTCAGAAGAGTTTTGTCATAAACAGTATGCAGGTAAAGATAAGGTCACAGATAAGTTTTTGACCATCACAACATGGCAATCTATCTACAAAAATCCACCTGAATACTTCAAGCAATTTGATTTTGTTATAGGTGATGAGGCACATCAATTTAAAGCCAAATCACTCGCCACAATCATGTCAAGCTTGACTGATACCAAATATCGGATTGGTTGTACTGGTACACTTGATGGTACACAGACACATAGGTTGGTGTTAGAAGGGTTGTTTGGTCCAGTTTACGAGGCCACATCAACGGCAGAATTAATTGAAAAGGGTCAACTGGCAGCATTTAGAATTAAATGTTTGATACTGAAATACCCTGATGCTATTTGTAAGATGGCTAAAGATTGGGACTACAATCAAGAAATAGAATATATAGTTATGAATGCTG